AACCTGACTCGTCTCTTGTACTGCCGTTAAAATTCCACAGACCTATTAACGATGTTGTATCAACATCATCCTGAATATATTTTATAACATCTCCTTCATTGACTTCAGATGAAATAGGAATTAAAAATTCAGCAGAATCTACTGCTCTGTCTCCGTCATTCTTTACATGAGCAGTTATAATCTTAGCAGGAAATCTTTCTGTTACCCCTCCAGAAGAATTTTTTTTTTCAACTAATAACTTTGCTTTGCTCATGTTGCCTGACCTGTTACAGTATTTGATACTCCTCCTACATGTGTAGTTCTACTTGCAACTTTTACAGAATAATATTTTTGGTATTCTAAATTAGTTAATATGTATTCTGTACCAGTGTTAGGATCAGTTGGTGTAACACCTAAGTTAGTCCATATAGCACTACCTTCTTTTTGATATGAAACTACAGATCCGCTTAATGTTCCATTTGAAATTGTTGCAGGATCCCATATAACTTTTATACTTGCTGTATTAACATCTGAACCGTTGTATGTTGCTCCAGATGTAACACCAACACCTGTTGGTGGTTCTGGTATTTTTGCTTCATAAGAAGTAATTACATTTCCAACAATAAATGATGCTTGAGCACTCCATGTTACAGGGGCACTACCTTGCATACTTAATGTAAATTTTGTAAAGAATCCTAACTTTTCCCATAAAACAGTAGATCCATTTTTTAATTGTATTCTATAATTATCTGCTACACTGTGTGGCTGGAAAGAACCTTCTCCTGGCTCGTTTGTAAAGTATCCTACCTGTTGTAATGCTGTTAATATATCTGAAGCTCCACCACTTTCCGTTACTGTTACTGGTGTTGATGTTTCATCTTTTATTATCCAGTTTAATGACATTGTTGCAGAGTTTCCTTCTATTTTTACTAATATGTTACTATCTGCCCCCTCTTCAGGTAGGGGCATTGGGGATACAGGAGCGTTTAAATCAATACTAAAACTGTTAACATTTTGTAATTTATATTCTTTTTTAACTGTAAATCCTGTGTCAGTTGAATTTGGAACTACTTTTTGTATGTAAATATCGGTCATAGTCTACCTCTCCTACTGTTTGCATTTTCTAATATATCCATTACTCTTGTTTCAAAGTTTCTCATATCTCCCTCACTTGATATGTTACCAACACTTATGTTTAAAGTTACTCCGCTACCAGCACTCTCTCCGTTTGGTATTACTGTTTCTGATCCTTTTTCTCCAAATGAATACATTTGACCTGATCTACCAATACCCATTATAGGTTCATTTATTTGACCACCATTAGCAAATCCAAATGTACTTCCTATTGCACCAGCGGCAGCTTGTAATCCATTCCATATCCAATCTTTAATCCATTGCCAAAGATCACTCCATGAAGTTGTTATACTATTTAGTCCGTTCCAGAACCAGTCTCCAACCCATGTAAATAACTGTAACCAAGATGCAGTAATACCATTTATTCCGTTCCAGAACCAGTCTCCAACCCATGTAAAGAATTTATAAAATTGATCTTGTATACCATTCAATCCATTATTAAACCATGTACCTATTGCGGCTCGAATATTTTTTCCTACTTGATCCCATGAAGCATTTATAGAACTCCAATCCATTAACTTAAATGCATCTCTAAACATAACTCCAATATGATAACCTGGATTCCAGTCTGTAAATATTAAAATTATTCCAGCAATAAGATCCTTTCCTAGTTGAGCCCAATCCATTTTTTCTGAAAGTAAAAAGTTTATTCCATCTGAAGCCCACTTACCTAAACTATTTAATCCATCTGCTATTGCTTGTGATGGGTTTGCAATAAATGATTCTAAATCAGCTGCAATTCTACCTCCAAAGAAAGCTCCTACACTTTGCATTATTGGCATTGCATATGTGTACCAAGGGATAATAAAGTTACGTAAAAGTAATACTATTATAGGTCTTAACATAAATCCAATGAAATCTCCTATAGGTCTAAATATCATCATTATACCGAAATTCATTAACTTAAACATTTGTTTTAACATTGGAGATGAACCTGCTATTGCTTTAATTGATCCCATTATTGCAGTTATTGCTAATCCTATTAGACTTAATTTTAACATTCCCTTCAATCCTATTTTTTTTAAATCTCCTAATCCTGCTAATGAACCTCCTCCTCCACCTTTTCCACCTTTATTTCCACCCATAGCTTTTGCTAATGCGGCTATAGATCCACTACTTAATTTTACCTCAATAATATCATCATCCATTACAGAAGACATTATTTACCTCCAAATATGTTCTTTAATGACTCTTCGATCATATCTTTTGATATATGTATTGTGTCTTTTAAATATTGCGTAGGCTGTCTATCTGTTTGTGCTTTATCCCAACCAAATACTAAGGCACAATACGCGTAGATGGATCCAGAGACTCTATCGTACTCTGACCTGTTGCCGCTATTATCATCGGTGCTACTAATCTCTCTAAAGGGAGTGCTTGCATTAATCTATTTAAGATCCCTAATGCACTATTTGTTGGTAATTTGGCAAACTCTGTAGCGTTCTTATGATTGAATGGTGCTTTTGTAATTACTGTTTGCAAAATCATTTGTTGATATAATTGTAAGTTTATTTTAGGACTTTGAATATCAGATAAATCAATACAACTTTTTAATATTTGTTGCATTTCTCCAAATGGAGGATCATCATCAAATTCTATAGTTTCATCCTTGTCATTTATTTTAACAGTAAATGATTGAATCATATGTGATTTATGAAATAGATATATTTAAACCTATGTTTAAGGTACTGTTGCAACACTATTGCTTGCTGTAACCTTAACATTTCTCATTTGGAATGTCAAATCTTCAAATACTGGTTCATTTGGAACTATTGATAAACTATGTTCTGATAGACCAACACCTGCAAATTCCACTAATATTGTTTTTTCACTTGTTCCTGTAAGACCATTAGTAAATACAATAGTTAATGTTGCTAACTCAGTTCTATCAAATACTCTTTGTAATTGTGTTTTATCAATAAATGATGCATTAAATTTACCAGTCATTTCAAATAATTTTCTGAATCCACCTACTGCATTTGCACTTCCTTGTTCATACAATAATTCAGTATTAGATGTAAATGAAATGTCAAAGTCTTGAACTTCTGCAATTAGATTTGCGGATCTATTTGGATGATTGGTTGTACTGTTTGGAATCTGCAATAATGCATGAGAGAATGTATATGGGAAATCAACACCGTCTGCTATTGGAGATCCTATACTGGTTGTAATAGTGTCAGTTATTCCATAAATGAAATCTAATGCACCAGTAACTGTTTCTCCTATTGATGATTTAATGTTTAATGAAGAGAATAAAGTTCCTTTCAAATGTCTAACAACATCAGTAGATGTTTTTGTATCAAATCCTACTTCTATATCAAAAGATTTTGGGGATGCTATTCCTGTATTGTCTGCTGTTAAGTTTCCGCTACCAGAATCCCATATATGATTAAAATCACTACTTGATCCAGATGTATCAACTCCACCTAGAATTGCATCAAATACCCAGGGGGATGATAAAACAAAGTCTACTGATCCGCTTCCTTCATTCTTTCCATATGCATATGATGCTACTTCTATGTTATTTAGTTGTGTTAATGCTATTTGATTGTTCTTAAATGATAATGAGTTTATTGCTTGTTGTAATCCAAATGGTCTTGTTGCTGTAGCTCCCCCACCAAAAGATGACTCTTCGCCATATTTTAAAGTACCATGAGCACCTGTTCGAACCATACTAAACTACCATGTTATTCGCTTATAAATATTATGGGTCTAATTTTCTATAGGTAACTTCGAATATATGCCTAAACATGTTACGATAATCCTGAGAAAGTGACTTTGATTGGGTCAGTCTTAAATCTATGAAATTTTCTCTTCTAATTTGATTCTTGATAATCTTGTCTGCTTGGTCTACTATTGATCTAAATCTATCCTCATTATATGATCTTATATCTATTATAACTACTGTAGTATGAAGGTGGTTTTCTCCATAAAGATTGAAATAATCTACCTTTTCTGAGCCAGGAGTTATAACTACAGTGTCTTCCAAGTCATCTATTATACCTACTGCTTTCTCTTCCCATACTTTTGTGAATCTTGGTTTGGGAATATCATCATTATCATAATTCCATTGAGTATTAAACATAGATATTACGTCATCTATAGAGTCATAAATTGCTACTCCCATTATCTCTTATTTCTCCAAGTTTTACCTGATTTTTTATAGTGTATCTCTTCAGTATTATCGTCTTCATCAAATGTTGCAGTTGCATTAGGTTTTAAACCATATTCTGCAATGTTCATTCTTACACCATATGATATAGTTCTCATCATATATTTTTTTCTTGTTCCAGAAACACCATCTATCTTAGCTTTCAATTTTTTTCGTTTAGGATGTTCCAAAAATACATTCTCTAACCACAATCTGAATTTAGTTTTACCAGCCAAACCCCTATCTCCTCCTATTGCTCCTGAATCATAAGTAATTTTTTTTGCTGATCTAGGTTCTTTAACTTCTTCATCTTCTTCATATCCTTCTTCCTTATCTACTACTTCTGCTCCTGCTGGTATTCCATATTTTTCTATATCTGATTTAGATTTTAGTTTTTTTATCCACTTTTCATATGCAGGTTGCTCTTGTATTACTCTTTCTTCTATTCTTCTTATTCTTTGCCCCCTTTCTCCTGCCGTTCTTGCTTCTTCAGGATACATTTTATCATACGTACTTGTTACTATATCAGTAACTGTTTGATATATTTTAGCAAGGGTCATCGGCAGACAAATACTTCCATCCTATCGGAAATAGTTCTATCAATGTCTTCTTGCCATTTTGCTGTAGAAGTTTGCATACTGATTCCGCTTCCACCCATTGGCAATTTATCCATTCTAAAACTGGTATTGATAATTTCAATAGCAACCATTTTTATAACAGCATCTGTAATATCCCCTGGAACTACAGTGTCTCCATATCGATAAGTAACTCTGACTCTGTGTTTTCTAAGAATTGAAAATATGAAACCTCTTAAGAATAATTTACCATAAACACCTTCAATATTATGCCAACTAGTATTTGCTAAAATATCAGTAAAATTATCCTGTGAACCTTCCCAAATTTCTATCTTATCTCCTAATGCTCCGTTCATATCTTTTATCATTCTGTGGTGTAAAAATACTGGAGTACCCCAACCAAATGAATAAACTAATGGTAAGTCGTGAACTTCTTCTGTAATGGTTCTTGTTGTCCAAGCATGACCTATTCTTCTTTCGATTTCTGCTTCTTTCCTATTGATAAGTTTCTCGACCTGAGCCTTGTTTGGAGTAGTAGTAGCAGTGATAGAAACACGTAGAAAATCTGATACATCTGCAACCGTACAATATGTAACTACCATGCTTAAATAGTATGTCCTTGTCTTTTAAAGTTTTGCGTTCTACTCATATAATACTACTATTTCGCCAGTACTACCAGAGGCAACTACTATTCTGATACCTGTCTTGAATGGAGTATTAATGATTGGTGCTGAATTACCTGCATTTGCAGTAAATGAGAATTTTGCTGTTGTTCCTGTAGTATTGTCTATTATTGAGAATACTCTATCCCCCGATGTTGTAGTATATATTGACTTTACTAATCCGTGACCTGTCTTGGCTTGAACTGTTGCAGAGTTAATAACTGCTAGTTGACTAGTTTGTCCTACCATGAAATGTATAATATATCTACACTTATAAAGTTTTGTGAATAAAAAAAAAGGGTTAGAAACCTGTTATACGAACGCGAATAGTCATACTATTCACTGCTGTATCAGCGTTATCTAGTTCTTCAAATGCAACTACTGTACTTGTAGAACTTGTTGGGGTATGACCATAAGCTTTAAATTTTCCTGTGGCAGATGCACCAGCTGCGGCTGGTACATATTGTAAAAGTAGTCCTGCACTGGTATGGATTACTTCTGCTCCAATAACAGTACTGATTCTACCGCCCATAGAAAGGTCGACTGTATTACCGTTAGTTGCGTAATTATCTGAGCCACCGTAAGTGACGTCTACAATTGCTGTTCTTAACCTTGAGGTTAATTGTGACTGAACGGTTAAAGTTTTTCCTGTTAGACTCTTATGGTCTGAATTCTGTGCGACTGTGATAGCCATAATACTATCTGAATATACTTATATATAAAGATAAGTTACCAGAAACTTCCTTTATCTGAACAATCTAAATGAGCCCCACAATTTGGGCATATTAAATGACATGCTGTCATTTTTTTCATTTCTGCGTAGCAACGTGGACATTCCATAATCAAAAAAAATAAAAAAAGGGTCGGTTAATCTAGAGTTTAATATCTCTGATTTTACCTTGGGATTTAAAGTGACGACAAACGGTTTCTCCCATTGTTCTGAATAGTCCTTTCTCAACAAATGCATTGTTGATGAATGGATATCCTGGGGATCTTCGTGTTGCTTCGTAGTACTCTGTTGGAATTGCTACTTGAATTCCTAATCTTGGATAACCATATCCTTCTGAATCAGATGTATCCAAAGCAAATAGTCTTCCGACTTCACTGGCATCGCCAGAATCACTTGGTGCATCCTTACTTGGGATGAATGGGATTCCATATAGAGAATCTACGTGTAGACCTACTCCTGTTCCTTCAAAGGTTTTAATTCCGTTTACATCGATTTGAACTACTTGTTCGCCATATGGATTCTTTACACGCACTTGAGGTGTGTAAATACCTTGGATTTCGCTGTAAACTTCGTGGGAACCTAAAAGTACATTAGGATCTTTACCACCAGCAATTCTTATTTTACGTAAGAACGTTCTGACGGTATCGTCGGTCAAAACACCATTAGTTCCAATTGTACCGCTTGCAGATTCGACTGTTGCATCATAAGTGGTGCCACTGTCTCTGTCTACTGTTGCGTTAGCTGCCCATGGATCATAGTAACCAGTTGTTGAGGCTCCGAGTGCAGTTTCTTCAGCACCACTTGAAATGATTCTGTCGAGACTCTCAAAGTCTTTAGTACCTGTAAAGGTACCTGAACCTGTTACTGTTCCTTCGACGTCAGCCAATAGTGCTCTGTTAAGGAGCTCTTTGTGCTGAACTGCCATGTACA